CACGGATGCCTATTGGGGTATTATCTACAACTATACCGATGCCAGCAATGATGCCGTGGCTTACGTTGACCTCGGCGGGCCTGTGGATATGACGGCAGGGGATTTGACTATCACATGGAACGACAGCGGGATATTTACGATAACAAAAGCAGCATAGGAGGTACCATACCACGCTTGGAGGTTAATTTAACAACAGGCCATGTAGGAGAGATCACATGAAAGAGATAGTGACAATAAGCAGGTATTGGAACAAGCCATTTATTAAGGTTGTAGTTACAAATGATGATATCTCATTATCAATTCCACTAGTTGATTTCATAGACGCAGTAAAGAAGGAGATAGGTTCTGTTAGATGGATAATAAAGAATGAAACATTTGAGTATATATTAGATAAGGCTGTAAAAGTAGTGATAGAGAAAGTAAAGGAAGAAAGTAGTAAGGGAGTATAACTTTAGTGAAATTTTCACCATAGGAGGATACAATGGCAGCTGGAACAGCTTACAATATGTTTAAGAAACTTCTTCTGGACGGCAGTATCGACTTCACCAACGATACTTTCAAGATGATACTTCTCCCAGATACTCACACGCCTGATATAGACGCCGATGAATACTATGATGATGTCTCTGGAGATGAGCTTACAACAGCTGGAGGATATACTGCTGGTGGAGCAACTCTCGCTGGAAAGGCTGTAACTGTAGATGATACAGACGACGAAGGCGTCTTTGACTGCACAGATATCTCCTGGACAGCCGATGGTACTGGTTTTACTGCTCGATATGCTATCCTCTACAAAGATACAGGCGACCCAGCTACAAGTCCCCTCATAGCATATTGGGACTTTGGAGTGAATCAGAATCCAGTCTCTATGACTTTCTCCTTAGTCGTGAACGTTGAAGGTTTGATTAATATAGAGTAATCTATGAATGTAGATCTTGACGTTGTAGTTATAACTATATCTCCACAGAAGCTTGAAGTAAGTGGAATCTATCTAGAGACTGTTGTCCTGACAGTTGTCCCTAAGGAATTCTTCTCTGGTACTCTTGTCGTTTATCTAGGAGACTACACAGGAGTTTCAGATCTTGGAGACGCTTATGGAGACCCTGGAGTTTTACTCACAGTAAAGTTTCCAACTATAGCTACTCCACTAGATGGACACGTCCATCTTTCTCCATTAGTTATAACTATCACTCCCATAGACATACAACCTTACCAACCTCGTAGTACCTGCGAACTAACTGGTATGTTAGATCGTCTGAGACTAGATGGATGGGCAGGAGCTGTCTCAGGAGATATGACTTGTGAGCTTTCTTCTCTCTTAAATTTTATGAGAACAGGACTTTCAGAACCTACATATTCTCCACCTATAGAAGTAGTAGCTGATAGAAAACAAGGATTCTGGATTGACTCTAGTGAAATATTTACTTTTACACTTACAGATACAGCATCAAATCATGTACTTATTGTTTTTATTACTTACGATGGAGACAGGACTTGTTCAAGTGTAAAATGGAATGGAGTTGATATGACTTACTGGTCTCATGTTCACCAAGGTATAGGTGGTGGTGGAGATAGATGTATGGATATGTGGACACTTGTTGACCCTGATTTAGGAATTCATGATCTTGAGATAACAATTCCTAGTAATGATAATGCTGCTGTAGTTACTTTCTTGCATTATACAGGATGTAAGTCTGGAGATCAATTTGGAGATAATCCTGTATCGCAATATAATGGAAGAATAATAGGTTCAATAGGTACTTATGGTGGTTACGATATTACCTGTACTGAAGGTGATTTAGTTATAGACCATGTTTCAGTATCTCCTTCAGCGAGTCTTACTGGAGGACTTGGAGAAGAAACATATGAATATTCTTCATATCTAAACCATATATTTGGTTCTAAAGTTATAGGATCTGCAACATTAAAGTCATCTATTTGGACTAGTGATATAGATACTGATTGGGCTCAGATTCTACTTGTTCTTAAAGGTAATTCAATCGCACCATCAACAACTTATACCCCTGTAGGCGATAGCAACTGTTCTCTATCTGAACTAACTGAGCTTATCCTTACTGAGTACAATGCACCTTCTGTCTCCTCTATAGCCTCACATTATGGAGACGCTGTTCACCTGTCATTCGCAGATAACGATGGTCAGGGTTATGTGAAAGTTGGAGCTGGAGATGATAGGATACTACTAATCTTCGTAGCCTACCATCGTATGGGACTCTATCCTAAGCCTTTTCTCAATAGTGTAACATATGGAGGAACTGCTTTAACTAGGTTAACTAGGGTAGATGGAGCTGGTGGAGTAGGTCCTACTGTAGAAGTGTTCTATATGCTAAGTCCACCAGTTGGCACAGCACTAGCTGAGATACTGCTAGCTTATAACTCACAATGGGTATCTGCTACAGCAGTATGGTTCTCTGGAGTTAACCAGAGTAATCCATTTGCTAGTACTACATACAATGCACTAAATAGTGTGCAGGAGATATCCACTATCATTGGCATAGGTACAGGGCAGTATCCTCTAGACTTTGTAGCTTGTATAGACGCTACTTGCACTATGGCTCCAGATGATGCTACACAGACTGTTATAGCGAATGGTGTCGTAGGAAATATCTTGAGAGGAATATCTCATAGAAACGGGCAGACTGGAAATAAGATCTTCCAATGGGAGAAGACAAGTGAGCTAGCTGTAAGTGCTTTTACTCATGTAGCTATATCTCTTTCTCCATCTAGTCTTAGTACTGTTCCTCTGGAAGTAGAAGAACCTACTGACGACTGCGAGCTATCATGGGCTGTCTATGATGTTATAAATGCTATAAGGGGGACTGTACACTGATGGATTATATAGAAGTAAGAGAGAATATGAAGACTGGAGATTGTCTGTTGTTTAGTAGCTTCAGTCCAATAGCTGCAGGTATAAAGTTCTTCACAGGGAGTACTTGGTCACACGCTTCCCTTATCATCAGACTGTCGGAGTATGAAGGAGAAGAGAGGCATAGGTACTACGTAGAAGCCACGAGTCCTACAGTAAAGCTGACAAGGCTAACAGCCAAGATGATGGATTATACAGGAGTAATCGCTTGGCTTCCTCTTCCTAAGTACATGGATAAAGATAGGATACTAATGGGCTGTATGATGCTTCAGCTTATCGATAAGAAGTACGACTATGGTAGCGTTCTGAAACAGATCTTCAGGCGAGTAAGTACAGACGCCGATAGATTCTTCTGCTCTGAGCTATGCGGTTATATCTGGGGTATTGAGTGCATAGACGGTAAGGCACCGACTCCAGCTGACATACCTGGCTTAGATATATTCAAGGGTATAGAGCCAGTAATAATCTACGATGGGAGGAACGGACATGAGTAAAGATGGACAGACTAACTTAGCTGGTTTCATAGGTGGCTTAGCTATCATCGCTCAGTGGATAGCTGGAAAATGGGGAATAGACCTCGGCATAACAGCTGATTTCCTAAGTGCTATAGCACTCGTGGCAGGCTTGGTAATCGCCTGGTATGTTGGTAAGACAGGAAATAACACTAAGCCTGAGCAGGACAAAATCTTAGGAGAAGGTAAATAAACTGTGGTGAAATTTTCACATGAGGTGGCTCTTGACTGACCATGTTCTAGCAAATGAGGAGATAGAAGAAATACTAGTAAACTGCTGTGCTTCTACAAGAGTCACTGCACCTACCCTATTCCCAGATCGCTTCTATCTCCCTTTCGCTCCTATTCATAATCCTATCTTTGCTATCCTAGACGATGATACTATAGATAAAGCCGTCATAACAGCCCCTCGAGGTCTCGGCAAGACTAGTATAATAAACCTAGCATATCCTGCTAAGAAGATACTCTTCCGTGAGAAGAAGTTTATTGTTCCTATCAGTAACTCTTCCACACAGGCAGTGATGCAATCGGAGAACTTAAAACGTGAACTTACGACTAACCATATCATTCGAAGTATCTTTGGACCTATTAAATCCAGCGTACCTAGTGACGCTTTCACAAAAGATATGTGGGTTACTGAAGGAGGCACACTCATCTTTCCTCGTGGAACGGGTCAGCAGGTCAGAGGAATCTTGCACAATGACGAGCGACCAGACCTTATCATTGGAGATGACCTCGAAGACTCCGAAAGTGTTAGATCTGAAGACCAGAGAAAGAAGCTCAAAGAATGGTGGTTCGCAGACGTACTCGGTTCTACGTCTCGCTTCAGGAAGAACTGGAAAATTGTCGTTATCGGCACGCTATTGCACGAAGACTCACTCTTAGCTAATCTAATGGACGACCCTAACTGGGTACATCTGAACATAGATATATGTGATGATAACTATAACAGTCTATGGCCTGACTTTATGTCGAATGAGGATATAAGGAAGCTGGCTGAGACCTATCGTGCCCAAGGATTGCTAGATACGTTCTTTAGGGAATATAGAAACAAGGCTATAAGTACAGAAGATGCTACATTCCTACAGTCATACTTTAAGTACTATGACGAGGGAGAATCTAACCTAAGTAAATCGAAGGCTATCGAAAATGTCGTTATCATTGACCCTGCAAAGACTACTAAACTACATAGCGCACATTCCGCTGTCGTTGGTGTGGGTATTAATCTTGGTGCTAACCGTATCTATCTTCGGGACGTATCTGCTGGCATGTTTCATCCTGATAAGCTGTACGACGAGGCCATCAAGATGGCTCAGCGAATTAAAGCAAATGTTATAGCTATAGAAGTTACCTCTCTAAACGAGTTCATAACATACCCACTGAGGAATGAGTTGATGCGAAGAGGGATTGAGATTGAGCTAGTAGAGCTCCATGCGAGAGCGAAGAAGGAGGACCGTATAGCTGGTCTTGTTCCTTTCTATCGCAGAGGTCTAGTCTATCATAATAAGGCAGTAAGCACTCCGCTTGAGGAACAGTTGCTTAGCTTCCCTAGAGCTAAGAGATTCGACATAATGGATGCTTTTGCTTATATAGTTGAATTGCTAGAACAGGGAGAGCGGTACTTCTACCCAAGAACAGATAACGTGAGTGAACTGGAGCTGGCTGAGAATAAGAGAATGCTAGAGGAAGATGAGATGGATTCAATCTTCGTGGATGAAGAAGACTTCGACTATGGTGACGATATAGTGGAGAAGGCAAGTTGGAGGACTGTATGACTAATGTAAGTTATCCTAGTTTCTTTATTGAGTTTTGGTTTTATCTACTTAATATATGGGAAGTTTGTGAATTTTGGGTCTATGATGGATTTATAGATTATCCATGTGTAGGTGATTGTAGTTATACTTATAACTATAATTATAAAGACTATATGATGACTAGACAAATACCATCAATATATATCTTGACTACTATGGTAAAAACTGATAAACTTACATCAATGGGTGAACTATTATGAGGCAAGTGCAGGGCAGCTACAATAGAAGGTCTACAGAAGCACTTAAGGAAATTAACTACGATTACGGCTATCCTGCTGGCTTAGGAAATTTGAAGCCAGGTACTGAGAAGCATGATAAGATAGTTAAGGAGATATTAGATAGAGCACAGGCTAGCTACGACGTTATGAGTCGTAGGCATGACTACTGGAAGAAGATAGATCATACTCTCACGGCTTATATAACACTAGACGACGAGGAGGAGTACGTTCTTGAAAAAGACACTAGGAAGCCAGTATCTATCGTTGTTCCTTATAGCTATGCAACTATTGAAACTATCCTTACATATTGGGTATCTGTATTCCTTGAAAACCCTATATTTAGGTATCGCGGTTTTACTAGTGAAGATACAGTCGGCTCTATCATGCTTGAGAAAGTTATCGAGCTGCAGTGTATCAGGAACAAGGTTGCCCTAAATCTACACACACAGTTCAGAGACAGTCTAGCCTACGGCTTCGGTGCTTCGAGCCCATACTGGAACTCACACTGGGGACATAGATCTATCTTCGATAAGACTACAGGAATGAAAAGAAGAGAGCCTACGAGACTTTTCGAAGGCAACGCTCTTATGAATATAGACCCTTACCTGTACCTACCAGACCCTAGCGTTCCTATACAGGACGTACAGAAGGGTGGATTCGTAGGATGGATAGATAAAACAAACTATCTCGATACACTAAATAGTGAGCGGTATGACCAAGATATGTTCAACGCTAAGTACATTGCTCATATAGATGGACATACTTCTACGATACCAGAAGACACATCAGGCAGGGAAACTAAGGTTGGTGGCGAAGCTAGGAACGCTGAGATATCAGACATAACTCGTCCTATCGATATCACCTATATGTTCATTAACATCATTCCTAAGGAATGGAAACTGGGTCTCGGTGAGTATCCAGAAAAGTGGCTCTTTATGTTGGCTGGTGATGAAGTCCTCCTCAAAGCTCAACCCCTCAACCTCGACCATAACCTCTACCCTGTAACCATATGTGCTCCAGACTACGATGGATACTCCCTCACTCCAATCAGTAGGCTTGAGATAATCTATGGCTTGCAGGGAATACTAGACTTCCTCTTCACCAGCCACGTTGCTAATATAAGGAAAGCTATCAACGATATGCTGATAGTAGACCCTTACCTTATAAACATGAGTGACCTTAAGAAGCCAGGTCCTGGCAAACTCATACGCACTCGCCGTGCTGTATGGGGCAGAGGTGTCGAGAATGCTGTAAAGCAGCTTGCTGTCACCGATGTTACTAGAAACCATATGCAGGACGCAGGCATAGTCATGGACGTTATGCAACGTAGTTCATCTGCAGTCGACTCTTTAATGGGAATAATAAGGGGAGGCTCAGAACGCCGTAGTGCCACAGAATCTAGGGATACGAGGATGTCAGCGCTTAGCCGCTTGGCTAAAAGTACCAAGATAGCGTCGATTATGACTATGCAGGACCTGGCGTATATGTTTGCTAGCCACACTCAGCAACTGATGGAGAATGAGACTTATATCTCTACAGCTGGAAGATTTCAACAGGAGCTCGAGGAAGAGTACGGATTCTCGACAGGTATGAAAGTAAGCCCTATGGACTTGATGATAAACTATGATATTGTAAGTCACGACGGCACTATAGAAGCAGGTGAGTTCGCTGAAGTCTGGCTACAGATGTATCAGACTCTAGCACAGAATCCTGCTGTTGGTTCTGGTTTCGACATGGTTCGTATCTTTAAGCATCTAGCAAGAATCTCAGGAGCAAAGAATGTAAATGAGTTCGTGAGGAAGGGTGGAAGTGCACAGATAAAGCTGAAGCAAGATGAAGAGATAGAAGCCGAAGTGCAGAAAGGAAATATGAGGCCGATATGAAAGACCCTACTGTGAAATTTTCACAACAGTTAGAGGACAATCTACCTGATATAGAGGAGCTTAGAAACTTCGTAAAAGGTAGGATATGGAAGTATCTAGAGGCTACTCTAATGGTCAGGATAGAAGGATGTAGAGATGACCTTGAGAGAGGACAGTCTGACGACTTAGATACACTTAGGATAAATCAGGGAAGGGCTGAGGAACTGCGATTCATTGCAGCTTATCCACAGTTTCTTATAGATAACTATGAAAATCTAAGAGATGAGATAAAAACGAAACAGGAGGAGAAAGATGGAAAATAATACAGGAATAGGAACAGGAGAAGGTGGAGGAAGTGAGGGTAAGGCTGACGCCAGCGGTGATGTTGGAAGTGGAGATGCATCATCTCCTGTCCAATCTCAGATTGCTGATATGCTTGGTACTTTTCTTGATGATAAGGCGAGTGACAAGGAATTTGAAGACGTTACAAAGGGCGTTGACGAGGAAACAGATGAAGCTGGGAAAGACACTGGTGAAGAAGGGAAAGATACTCCTGCAGTAGAAGAACCTGCAGAGAAAGATAAAGCTGAAGCGAAACCTGACGGAGAAGGTAAGGAAGCTACTGACGATACTCGCGATTCACAGATCGCAAATCTAACAGAGCAAGTAGCTGCCTTGTCGCAACAAATAAGTGCACTTCTCAATAGTCAAGCAAAGCCTAAGGAAGAGCCGAAGCGCGACACGATTGAAGATGACTTCGAAGAAGTCAAGAAAGATCTCGTGTCTGAATTTGTGAACTCTGATGAGGAGTATGACCAAGCCTTTGATAAGAGAGAGAAGATGAATGAGATACTTAAGCGAGTCCAAGAATCTTCTGTACAGGGAGTTCTGAGAGCTATCCCGAAGATTATAAACAAGGTAGTTCCGCAGTATGTCCAGATGTATCAGAAGACACTTGACTTCTATACTAAGCATCCAGACCTCAAACCTCACGCTCAATTCGTTGGTCAAGTGACAAACGACATAGTCTCCAAGAATCCCGACTGGGATATGGACAAGGTCTTCGCTGCGCTGGGTGGAGATGACAAGGATGTAGGAGAAGTAAGAAAGAGACTCGGGCTTAAGAAGAGTGCCGAGACTGCAGCTAAGAAATACAACGTAGCACGACCTGCTTTTGGAAAGGCCCAGTCCGCCAGACAAGGCGGAGATGCAGCTGCAAAGCTGACTGGAGTCGAGAAGGAGATAGCTGATATGTTAAGTACAGAAGAATTGTAGGAGGTACCTTATGGGATTAGACCATAATATAAACGAAAACTTTAGAGACGGTGATATACTCTCTAGCGCTCAGACATCTGACGCTGTGAGTGTTGCCGCTTCAGCTGCGACTTCAGCTGTAGGGTCAGAGGCTGCTAGTGCTGGTCTCTCGGCTGGAGGCTCAGCTGGTGCATCTGCAGGAGCAAGCACTGGAGCATCTGCCGCCGCAAGTTCAGCAACATCTGCTGCAACCTCAGCTGTGACAAGGTTGAGTACAGTAGATAGTACTACGCTAAGTACTAGCACTAGTGCTGATACTAGCGCAAATACAAGATTCTCAGCCGCTGACAGTACAATAACTGTCGCATATCAAAGTGCTGATACCTCGGTAATAACAAGGATGAGTACTGTGGATAGTACTAACCTGAGCGCTGGAAACTCAGCTGATACATCCTTGATAACAAGGTATAGTACAGCTGATTCAGTAGTGCTGTCGAGTTCAGTTTCTGCTGACACAAGTGCTATTTCTAGATTAAGTACCGTTGACAGCAGCAACTTATCTGCAGTGGTAAGTGCAGTAACAAGCGTTAATACAGGCGATTCAACTGCAATAAGCACTGGCATTAGTCAGGCTGTATCAGCAGCTACGAGTGCTCAGTCAGGAGTATCTGCACTTGATTCAACAGTAACATCAAGTGCTACATCAATGGATACTTCCGTTATCGCAAGGTTGTCCACGGTTGATAGCTCGAACTTGTCTACAGCGACAAGTGCTGACGGTAGTATGGCTACGAGATATGCCAGTGCTGACACTTCTCTCAAGGCAGTGTTGGATTCAGCTGATACGTCTCTTGCTACACAGATAAGTACAATTAACTCTACAATAGCTTCACTGCATCCATAAGGAGGATATGTGAAAGTAGCTCATTGGACATTCTTCAACGGCTCAGGACTAGCCAATATGGCAGCTGAGATGGCTGAGGCTGAAAAACCCTTCGGGGTTGACGTTGTAATCTGCGACACACAGAAACCAGCAACTTGGGCAGCTGGGATGGACGCTGATATTCATGTAGTTCATTCTCATGTCCCAGATGCTATCTCGTTCGATAAGACGAAGAAACTGGTTGATGTCCAGCACGGTTCTCCTGAACACACGTTCGAACTGAGCGTGACGCAAGGGTTGTATGGAGCCTATGGTGCTAGTGACAGCTTAGCTGTAAGTGGCTTTCTCTTGAAGAGAGCAGACGCTGTAGTCTCTATGTGGGAACGTCAGGCTTATCTACTAGAGAGCATGACGAGGACAAAGGTCTACACGATACCAATGGGAGTTGACACGAAGTTCTGGACACCTGTACCTAAGCAGAATCTGCTAAGTGGAAAGCCAAGTGTCTTGACAGGAGAGAACTCACATACTTGTAAGTGGCCAGTGGACATCATGTTCACTTGGGGAAAGATAGCTGAGCAGCTTCACGATGCACGCTTGCACGCTATCAACGTCCCGCACGACCAACACAAGTGGTGGTTTCCTCTTGCTTATATGACTAACACCATGTATAGTGCTTACGTGAGTGGCTTCAGGTGTAATAAGAACCAACTGAGAGACTTCTTTTGTGCAGCTGATTACTACTATTCTCCAGTAGAATATGGAGACCATAATAGGGTAAGTCTCGAAGCTGCAGCGTGTGGAACTAAAGTAATAAGCTACCGAGGTAACCAGTGGGCTCACTACTGGATAACTGAGGGAGACCAAAGAATTCAAGTACAGGAAATGCTGGCGATTCTCAAGGGTGAGACAAAGCCTAGGGAAGTGCCAAAGGTTCCTGATATTACGGAAACAGCTGAGGCTATGCTAAAGGTATACGAGGAGGTTCTGCGGAAATGAGAATACACGAGACAGCTAAGATAGGAAAAGGAACGAAAATCGAGGACACAGCTGTCATACAAGAGAACTGTGAAATCGGTGAAAACTGTTTTATTGGTCACTATGTTGTAATGAGACCGAATACGAAGATAGGAAATGATACTGTTATTGGTCATCTAACTGTCTTCGAAGGCGACTGTTCAGTGGGCAGTAAGTGTCTTATACACGCACAGTGTCATATAACCAAAGGCGCTGTGATTGAAGACCTTGTCTTTATAGCACCTATGTTCTGCGGCTGCAATGATAACTATATGGTTCACAATAGACGGCATATAAAGCCCTTTATTGTAAATGGCTATACTGTTAAAAGAGCTGCGAGGATAGGAGCTGGAGTAATGGTTCTACCTGGAGTTACAATAGGCGAGAACTCTGTCGTAGGAGTAGGAAGCGTTGTGACTAGAAATGTAATGCCTGGAACTGTGTTCTATGGTTCCCCAGGTAGGATAAAAGGTTTAGTCGATAAAATCGAACATCTCTAATAGGAGGATTTACTATGAGTGCATTTGCTGGAATGAGAGGAACTGGAGATTGGGTAACTGACCAGAGGCCTAAAAATTGGCGTGAGATGCTGCTTCGTCTCTATCCCAATGGTGAGATGCCGCTGACGGCTATTACAAGTAAACTGAAACAAGAGAAAACAGATGACCCTGAGTTTAACTGGTGGACCAAGAAGTTTCCAGATCAGGCAGGAGCCATCACTGGCGTTTATACAGATACAGCCTTGTCAGTTGCATACACAAGCACCTATGCAACAGGTACAGTTGGTGCAAATGCTGGCACGACTGTCTATGTAAAGATGGCTGCAGCGACGATTGCTGAGGTAAGAATAGGACATCAGCTTGTCCTTCGTGACGCTTCAGCTCCCTATGTCGATGTCAATGTTAAGGTAACTGCGAAGACGGTTAATGGAGCTAACTCCTATTTAACCTGCGTACTTCTCGAGGACGACGACAACGACTTCGATATCAGGGCATCTTCAAGCCACAACATCGGTACTGCCGACCGCTTCATCATAGTTGGTAACATAAACGAGGAAGGCGCCGCTATGCCTGGTTCTATCACATATGACCCTACCAAGTACTACAACTATACACAGATCTTCCGTACACCTCTGAGCATCACCAGGACGGCAAGAATGACTAGGCTGAGAACTGGTCCTGCTTATCAGGAAGCAAAGAGAGAGTGCCTTGAACTCCACGGAATTGAAATGGAGAAGGCATTCATCTTCGGCATCCCGACTGAGAATACTGGAAGTGGTGGAAAACCTGAGAGAACGACTCAGGGAATCATAGACTTCGTTCGCAAGAACGTAGTTGCTAACCACAACAGCTACAGCATGAATACTGCTTACACTGGAAAGGGCTGGACAGAGTCTGGCGGTGGCGAGACATGGCTCGATAGTTACCTCGAAACACTCTTCAGGTTTGGAAGCTCTGAGAAGATCGCAATCTGTGGCTCGACAGTTCTTCTAGCCATGAAGAGACTTGCTCTCGCAGGCGCTCACATGGATATTACTCCAAAGACAACTAGCTACGGACTTAAGATTGTTGAGTGGGTTACTCCATGGGGTACTATCAACATGAAGCTTCACCCGCTTATGAGTCAGGAGTCTTCCTTTAGGAAGATGATGATTCTCTTCGAGCCGAAGAACATTGTCTATCGGTACATTACTGACACTACCTTCTACGGAGAGGGTGGAAAGACCGCAGCTGAGGGCACTAACTATGGTCGCTATGATGCTACCAATGAGGAGTTCCTTACTGAGGCTGGTTTGGAACTGCGGCATCCAGATACATTCATGATTCTGGACGGATTCGGAGACGATTGTCCGTAATAGGACATCTAAACAGAAGTGGGTGGGGAGCTTCGGTTCCCCACCTACTGTGAAATTTTCACCAAAGGAGACAGTTATGAGGATTAAATTCTATGGTCGGGCTGAGTCACCTGCTGGAGATTCTATAGCCTCAGCAACTGTTAAGATATACTTAGCAGGAACTAGTACACCTGCAACAGTCTACACTTCCGTTACTAGTACAACTGGAGTAAGTCAAGTTACAACTGACGAATATGGATACTATACCTTCTACGTCAATGCCTTCGCATACGACCAAGGACAGCTTTTCGATCTTGTTCTAAACAAGCTTGGTAGTTCTACTACTTATACCTTCTACAACATTCAATCAGATAACATCATACCAGGGACTTATGATATAGATGAGAACACATTAGTCTCAGGTCATGTCTATATACCAAAGGGAGTAGTGCTTAATATAAGCAATGGAATAACACTAACATTCTCAGTAATGCCTGAGATAGGACTTTATACAGTATTCACAGGAGATGGAACAGTATCTTTCCCTAGTGGTTGTAAAGTATATATAGATTGGTGGGGAGATGACCTTGCAACAGCTGTAGCTAATATAGGAGCAGCCGATGCAACAGTAGTAATATCAGATACAGTTGCAGTCGCTAACAGTCCCCTTCTCTTTGAGAATATAGTTGTACCAAGTAATATCTGCTTACTATTCGAGCCACCAGGAAAACTAGATATAGAAGCGGGATATACTGTAACAATAGGTAAATTATCTTGTCTATCAATTTATCAAATCTTCGATGGACTTGGTTCTATTGTATTAAGTTCTGGTTCTGTACTAGAAGTATATCCAGAATGGTGGGGAGCTGTAGGTGATGGAGTAACAGATGACACAGATCCTATAAATACTGCATTAGAATGTGCTTCAGATAACTTATTATTATTAAGACTTGGTAGTAAGACATATAAAATAACTGATACACTACATGCTACTCCATTTGGTTCTACCTACCAGTCTTGTAATATAGTAGGAAATGGTGGAGGATATTCTTCCTCTGGCTCACCTACTATTATAGATGCATCAGAAATAGTAGCAAAACCAGCAATAAATATATATAAAGGAAGAGGTATTAGACTAGAGGACTTTTGTATAGTTGGTGGTAATACTAATATAGAGACAGATATTAATATAGAAGATTTACTATATGATGCAGACTATGTTAGAGCAGGTATACGAGACTCTAGATATAGTCCATACTGTGGTATCTGCATAGATGGTGGAGTTGGTTCTATACCAGCTGATGGTGGATATACTGGATTTACTTATGGTGAAGAAACTTCTGGTAGTGCTAATATTCTTATTAATAATGTAGTTATTAGAAGGTTTGTAGTTGGCATAATGGTAAACTGTGAGAACGGAGCTTTACAAGGGGACAATATTACTGTTGTCAATCCTAATATTTCTAGTTGTAAAATAGGAATAGCTTCTGGACAAGGGCAGGCTAGAGTATTAAAAGTGTTTGGAGGAAATATATCATATGTTAGAACAGTGTATGATGGACTAGAATACGGAGCACAACAAGGGTCAGGTATATTTTTCTATGGTACTCAAGTAGGTCCAGCGTTCGAAATATATAGTGGTGATTCTGCTATTGGTAGTTCAGGTTTTTATTCTATAAGGGGTGAATCTTTACATAGGATAGGGCAGTCTGGTATTGGTATTGCAAATTCAAGATATCCTATATTATTTTCTAATTCAGATATACATCTATTAAATAACACCTTATATGGGAATAGATGCCCTATAGAATTTGAGGCGTTTTCCCCTACAGAATTTATAGGTTGTTCCTTTGTTGATGATGGAGACTTTAGTAAAGCTCTAAATCTGGTAGCTGTATCTCCTATTGCCCTCAAATCTTGCATTATAACATTATACGATAGAACCAAGCCATTTATAGGAACATTAAAAGACTATGGTTTTAGGGTAACCATTGATAGGTGTCATGTCATAGATTCCAGTAGCTACATAATGTACAACGGTAATGATGCATATGCACTACCAGCAAGATTCTGCGGTCATTGGTCTACACACAATATAGACACTCCTCAGTATAGGTATCTATATAAACATTCTGTAGCGGGAAATTATTATTATATAGCCAATATAACCAGTATTTCATTTTCTGCCACACAGGTATCATTTTCTACCACAGGTGCGGCAAAGTTGGCTGTTGGAGATACTATATTATGGCAAATGAAAACTGTTGGCAAAAGTTTATTACAACACACTGTTGCTGGTGCTGTAATAGCATCTATAGATGGTGCTGATGTAGTCTGCGATCTATTATATGATAGGGCTTATTATGATGAAACGTGGGCAGATGGTATATTTGTACTATTAGTAAAGTGGGCACCTGGAAGTTCTCTTACTGGTGATACTAATAGTAATACTACTATATCAAACATAAATAATACTAATATACTTAAAGTAGGAGATTGGATAAAAGGCACTAATATACCAGCTGATACAAGAGTAACAGGTATAAATGGTACTAATGTTACTATAAATAATGCAGCTACTGGAACTACTATTGGAGTCGCTTTATATTATGATAGGATACATTCTATAGATAGTACGCTATTGTATTAATTTGGAGGTAGTATAATGTCTGACATTCTTGTAATACCAGGCGAAGAGATAACAGCTTCAACGACATCTACTCTCTCGGATATAGTAGATATGTTCGTGGAGCTATCTGGAAGAAACGACCTTATAGCTGCTGGAGTTGTAGCTGATGCTACTTTCTTCATAAATCAAGGCTGTCGTGAGCTGGATAGGAGACTCTTCGGGGGAAAAGCAGAAGCTAGATATACATGTGACTTAGCAGCATCTCAGATACTAGTACCAATTCCAGACTGTCGAGCGATAAAGGAAGTATGGCTTTATACAGAAACAGATAAGGTAAAGCTAGTAAAGGCAGATGACCTTCTTGAGATGAAGAACTACTACAGTGAACCTAAAGCAAATAAAACTCCATCTGAGCCTTATGTCTACTTTCCTGTAAATGCTAGACCATATCCTACTACACTTACAGTAGGCGACCATAATCAACAGTGGGCTTTCGAGGATATTATAACTTCATTACATGAAGGATATAACGCTGTATTGATAAGTCCTCCACCTGATGTTGCAACTTATACTCTACAAGTACTTGGTCTCTTCTACTCAGATGCTCTAACTAAAGATGACGACTTTAACTATTGGACAGTATCTCATCCTCTTCTCCTCGTTCAGGCTGCCCTTTATAAACTAGAGCAGATGTACAGGAACACAGAGGGAGCTAAAGACTGGAACAATGCAATAGATAGTACAATGATACAGCTAAACAGCGATTGGATTGAAGAAGAGATTGCTGAGATAGACTGTATGGAAGGGTAAGATGAAAGAGTTTAACTTCCCATATAATGAAGGCTTACATGTAGGGCTTCTTCCTAACGATAGGTTCAGGAGGAATGTACCAGGACTACTTGAGTGCTATAATATGAAAGTAGACGAAAGTGGTCTCGTGCCTTATGTAGCAATAACAGATCCACTAACTGGTGCACCTACTTACTCTTGGCCTTATCCTCAGTTGTTTGACACTACAATAGGTATCTTCGCTGCCAGTGAAACTGGGATATATGAAGCAGACTCAGGCTACAATCTAACAGCAAAGATAACTAGTCTATCAGTCGGAGACATCTGGCATATGGCAGACTTCTACGATTATCAAGTCTGGGTGAATGGAGCTACGTGCGTTGTGAGAGATACAACGACAGGAGTCTTTTCTGTAGAGACTCTAACTCATATAGTAGAGAGCGTATGCAACTATAAAGGTCAGTTAATCGCAGGTGGCTTTGGTGGAGACCGAGGTAATTGGGTTGCTTGGTCAGGAATAGGTAAGACGTACCTGACAGAACTCTTGAATAAAGAAGACCAAACTAACATAACAGGTCAGATGCCAGTTGGTTGGTTTGGTGATGTCTATGTTGTGAAGAGGCTCGGAGAGTATGTCATGGTCTATGGCTCTGGAGGAGTCTCCGCTCTCCGACCTATATCTAGTCCAGTAACAGGCTTCGGTCTGCGAGTTATACTACAGCATGGTATAGCAGGAAAGGGCTGTATTGGAGGAGACGAGCATAGACATATCTTCGTTGACACGGAAGGGTACCTATGGTCAGCTACTGAGAATATTGAGTTCAGAACGGTGGAGCTAAAGAAGCTTGGCTACAAAAACTTCATGACAAATCTAGGAGCTGCTGATATAGTTATTAACTATGATAAGCTAGAGAAGGAATTCTATATATCTGATGGAGTTAGAACGTATCTACTCTCGACTGGCTTATCAGAGATATACCAGCTACCGTCTGGAATAGTAAGAGTAGGCTCTGGATTGTATGGAGCTCTACATGAAGCAGTAGACGCTGACACTAGTGCCTTCTTTACAACGAATAGCTTTGATATGAACCTTCGTGCAATTAAGATGATAAGCGTCCTTGAAATCGGTTGTACTGGAAGCGGTATGCAAGCAGGTGTAGACTATTGCTACAATACATTGGGAAGCTATACAAGGAGCACTCTCAAGGATGTTAATGCTAAGGGAGTAGTATCTCCAGTAATAAGTGGAGTAGACTTTAAGGCTCATGTGACTGCTCCGCTCTTTAGTGCCTTCGAAGTAGATAGCTTGCTGATAAGATGGAAGCTAAATGATAAGACAGCGATACGAGGAACCTATGGAAATCAAGGAAATATGTGAAGAAGAAGTTGTAAGTGAAATAAGGATGATTAAACTTCTACCTCATGGCATCTCAGAGAACTGGCCTGACTTGAAGCGGTGTATAGAGCTTAGTCTTCCGAAGGTAGGAGTTACATCAGACCAGAGACCAGAGAGAATGACTATGATTCTCGAAGAGCTTCTCGCTGGAAGTATGGAGATTCATGTTTTCTATCGTCTTATTAGAAATGTCCCTTTCACTTATGCTCTTGTCCTAACATCTATAATAATGAGCGTAGATGGAACTCATACAGACCTACTGATACATTGCTTCTATGGTCATAGAAAGATGATAACTAATGGAGACTTAGAGACAGGCTTAGGTATATTGGCTAAGTATGCTAAGAGCAAAGGATGCGTAAGTATAGTGACATACGCCAGTAGAGAATTCTACCAACAGTTCTTAGCATCAATAGGATTCAATACAGATTTTATCTACGCTGTAAAGGAGGTATAATATGTGTGGAGGAGGAAGTAGTGGTGGTTCTGTTACTACAGTTCCTAAGTATATATCTACTAGACATAAGGAATGGTTAGATGATATCTACGCAGACATGAATGCTACTGCTCTGAATAATCCTTACTCAACAGCAGCTGCTTATGACCCAAGTGTTCTCACGGACGGTATGCTAGCAGCACTCAATGCTTTCTGTGGAGCTATGGTAGGCTTTCATGATACTTCTCTTGATGCAGACAAGGTCGCAGATGTCTACGATGCTATGTACGCTTATATGACAGGACTTGTTCCACAGACAGACTACGCGACTTATATAACTGCAATAACAACTGCTCTCGATACTGTCTATGAAGATGATACAGAATTAGCAGCCTCTGCGACTGCTTACAGTAATCAGCTACAGGCAGATATAGAGGCGACTGTTATACCTAAGTTCGAAGCAGGTATGAGAGATGCTAATGCAGTTATGTCCTCGAGCTTTGTTATTGGAGAAGCCCTTATCTATGCTGAGAAAGATAGAAACGTGGCGAAGTATACTGCCGACCTTAAGCTAGCTGCTCATACTGCAAGGAGTGATGCTATATCAAAGACAGGTATAGCTATGCTAGATGAGAAAGTAAAGATGGCTGCTCTCTATCTTCCTATGGCTAAATCATACAGTGACTTCTATGTTCAAGGTATAGACTTCAAGAAGCAGTTAACGAGTATGGTTCTTGATACCTTGAGGATAATCATAATAGCAAAGAAAGAGCAACAGGATGAAGACCTTAAGATAGATAGAGCTAATGCTCTGTGGGATATAGAGATGTATAAGTACGCAGGTTCTCTCCTAGGTGCTTATCAAGGGACATACAGCGTTCAGGAAGGACCAAGTAAGACAGGCATGGGTACAGCTCTTGGTGGCGCTATGTCAGGAGCTGCGGCAGGTGCTATGGTGGGTTCTGTTGTACCTGGTATTGGTACAGCAATGGGAGCTATTGTAGGTGGAGTAATGGGAGGAGCTGCAGGTTTATTCGGTTAACACTATGGTGAAAATTTCACCAAAGTTATAAGGAGGTTACTATGTTTGAAGGTATGAATATGAGTTTCTTACCAGAAGTTATGAGAAATGCTGGTGGACAATTACCTGTTCCTCAGGCACCTACTATGAACTATACACCAATAGCAACTCCACAACAGGCTTGGTACAACAATCCTGGCTTCTGGAGTATGATTGGAAAGTTTGGTGCTGCCTTGAGTCCTAAAGACTCATGGGGAAGAGACCTTGGTCTTGCTGCTTCAGCTGAAAGTCAGGCTCGACAGTATGGATCTGGAATAAATAAGATGCTAGGACCTATACTAGCTGGAGAGACTCCTCTTCCTGGAACTGTAGGTACTGAGCTTGGTTCAGTTGCTCCAACTCCTGGAGCTACTCCTGTTGGTCAGAAATCGGTAAACCCTTTTTTCGACCAGAGCCCATCTACTTCGGTACTAAGTAATACAGAAATGATGGGCCTATCTCCAGATCAGATAAAGGATATTATGGGAACTGCCATTGAAGCAAAGAAGTTCCCTCTTGAAGTGGCTAGAATAAATGCAGGTATAGATTATACGAAGGCATCTGCTGAGCATATGAAGGCGTTGAACGCTGAGACAGCGAGGAAGGCAGCTGTTGAGAAACGGAGAGAAGTCAACTTCACTACTGAGATGGATGAAGTTATAAAGGGTAATATTAAGTCTAAGTATATAACTCCTGAGGATGCTAGGATTCTTAAGGCTGTAGGACCTACTGAGGCTCCTAAGCTTATAGATAATCTTATCAACCTTAGTAAGGAGACTGGTAAGAAACTTACTATTCAGAAGGTTGGTGATGAGGTACTATTCCTTGATTCAAGTCCTGATGCGACGCCTGGTACTAGGATAGTAGATAGATACTCAGTAGGGTCTGATGATAAAGGTAAGCCAGAGAATTGGCATTATACTCAAGGTCTTAGTGTAGCATTCACTAATAATTATCAAACTCTGCTCGATGCTCATTATAAGAAGTTTGGTAATAGGGAAGAAGCGAAGAGGAAGCTTGATGAAACATTAGGTATGGTAAATCAAACTACTGACCCACAAAAGGCTGAGTCTGCTAAGTCTTACTTACTTAGTCTAATACCATCAGAAGCTAGAATAAAGATGCTTGAAGAGGCAGATGCTGTTGCGTCTTCTCTTAGATCTGGTACTGGATTAGCAGGTGCTTATAGAAAGTATACTCCTCAAGGAGCTGGCGAGACTCTTGGAATCTTAGGATACAGAAAGCCTGTTCCTAAGGAGAATCAGTTTATGCTAGAGGGGTTACCTAAGGGAGAACCTACTCCATTTGATTCTATACTTAATAGGTACTTCGAGCCTGGTGATATACCTATGGCTAAGGAAGCTATGAAGCGTGAGTCTAGTGGGAATCCTAGGGCTAAGAATATTAATAAGAATGGAACTGCTGACTATGGATTGTTCCAGATAAATGAAGTTAATGTTCCTGAACTTAGAAAAGCTGGAATTATAAATGAGGTTACAGATCTATACGACGCAGACACTAACATCGTCGCGGCTTCTTACTTGAAGAAGAAGTATGGTTGGAAGCCTTGGAAGTCTAGCCTAGGTAGCTTAGCTGAAGGGAAGACAGCTTCGATGAAGGTACCAGCAGGAACAACTGGTATGTATAAAGGAAAGAAAGTTCGCATGACTCCTGATGGGAAGGTAGAATATGTCAAATGAGATAAATCCATCTGAAGTACAGTGGGATACTCCTGAGATAAACCCTGACGAAGTACAGTGGGATAAGCCAGCTGAGCCACAGTCTCCTCCTGGATTCTTAGGAGCAGCTGTTGATGTTGGTAGGAACTTAGTTGCAGGTACTCTTGATACAGCTGCTACTCTTATGTCTACTGGTGTTGCTCCTACTATTACATCTAAAGAGACTATGTTCGAGAGAGGTATGAGGGCTGTAGATGAGCTTGCTAATACAGTTGCAGCGAAGCCAACTACGAATAAAGTGTACGACTGGGGAGTTGGTGCAGTTCGTTCTACTACTCAATCTATTGAGTCTACGGTACTTCCTGCTTTGGCTAGAGGAAAGGGAGCTTCTTTTAGAAGTAGAGTAATAGGTGGTGTAACAGCAAAGGGAGCTTTATTTGGAATTAAGGAATACTCAGACTTTATGCTTGATGCTAGAGATGAGTTTAAGAAGCGAGGATTATCTAACGAGGATATAGATTTAGCTCTGTCTAAAATAAGACCAAATGCTTTAGTATCAGGTGGAGCTGAAATTGGTGGTGAGTGGACTTCGGATATACTGACAGCTAAGATCTTCGGACTCCTAGGTGATGCTACAGTAAAACCAGCTGTAAAGGAATCACTCAAGCAGGTTGCTAAGAAATATTCTAAGAAGCTTGGAATCTCTATGCTTGGTGAAGTAGGTGGTGAGACTGGTACTACAGTCGCTCAACACTATGCAAGAGAAGGAGCTGGACTTCCAGTTGGTTCTCTTTCAGATGAGATAGAGAATACTATTGGAACAACTATCTTCCAAGTATTATACCAAGGTCCTATTGCGTCTGGAGTTAATAGAGCTAGAAGGATTGCTGTAAATAAGATTGCTTCTAAGAATGATGTTAGTAAAGAAGAAGCAGGAGCTATTCTTGAAGAGGCTATTCAAGAAAAGAAGGATACTGTAGCAGAGAAGCCAGCCACTGAGCAGCTAGACCTAACGAAAGCAGGAGAAGTAAATGAAGCTGCTGTTGCTGAGATGGAGACACTGGCGAAGGAAGCTGAGAAGGTAGAAGCAGAAGAGGCTGCTATTATTGAAGAAGCTGCTCCATTGATAAAAGCTACAAGACAAGCAGCTAAGTCAGCTGCAGTTACTGAAGCTGCTAGGAATCTTACTAGAGCTGAGAAGCTTGAGGAGAAGCGTGCGAGAGTTAGGGAGAAGGAAGCTGCGAAGGCTAAGCCAGCTGAGGTTGTAGAGACTCAAGAGGAGATGGATAAGAGGATAGAGGAAGATGTAGTAAGACAGGCTGCTGGTATCGTTGTTAAGTCCGAGTTAGATACAGAAACACCTACGGTGAAAATTTCACCAAAGGGTCAGACTCCATTGTCTAAAGCTAACGCCCTTGCCGTTCTTAAGCAGAAGGGTCTATCGGACGAAGATGCTGTTGTCTTCTACAATATGAGGTCTGCACTAGGAGACCTAGATAACGTAAGAACAGTCGAAGACTTCGACGCTTGGTATGATAAAGATACAGAACCTGAAGATTGGGCTTCTGCTTTGGGAGGAGAAGATGCCGAAGGGTTACGAGGAGTTGAAGAAGAAGTTCTTGGAAGAGGGACTGAGCCTATCGAGGGCGAAACGGAAGGCGGCAAGAATCTGGAACAGCCTGTACAGCAAGGGGAAAGTAAGCCAACCAGTCGGGAGAAGAGAAAGGCTAAGAGGCAGACGAGTAGGAAAGTAAAGGAGGTGAAGGAAAGTGGCGAAGGGAAAGTCGAAACCAAAGCAGAAAGAAAAGGACAAGAAGCAGCAGAAGAAGTAGAGAACGAAGGGGAAGCTCTTGAGGACGCTATCTATGAGTCAAGGAACGACGCCGAGCTTGCTCTTGGTAAGATAGACCAAGAAGTTGCTAAGGACTATGTTATCATAGGAGATAAGAATGAGTTTTATATCCAGCATAAAAGGCACCTTCCTACAGCTACTTCAGAGAAAGCTGTCGGCATTCCGACTAATCCTCTCTACAAGACAGCTGAGGAAACGGCTCAAGAGACGCTGCCTCAAGACGATTCCCTTGACTCGGGCTTAACGAGACTAGTACATGATATCAATAACTGGTTTCATACAAGTGAAGATGTAGACGAGCTACAGCAGTATGCAGATCTTGTCGTTAGGACTCTGAGTTCACTAGAGACTAATGCACGAGATTATCTCGAGATGTTCAACGGAGATGTTATAGCTTATGATAAGTGGGTTGATAAGTTGAATAGGCTCGCTGGGTATATCTCTGACATCAGTCGTGTGAAGCTAGGGAACAGAGTAGGAGCCCTTGAGACTAGTGACTTAGCAGCTGGTATTAGTGAGATACTCGGTGAGCAGACTAATGTCATGGATAGTATGCGTGGCTATAGTGAAGAGACTATGGACTTCATGGGAGCACAGAAGGCTTATGAGATGCTTGTGGAGATAGGTAGAAGAGTCTATAGTTATGCTACTGATAACTTCAAGACTTGGTCTAAAAAGATAAGAGCTTATATTCCATCTATATATAGTAAAGTTAAGGCTTCTTTAGAAGATGTATGGAATACTATCTCTAATGAGCATGGTTCTATTAACTTATCAGACTTAGGTATAACTAAACTTACGAAGATGTACAATCAGTGGCAACAGCGTAGAACTTGGCACCGAGACCGTGAGGAGCGCTACGTATCTAGCGACCAGAAGGACCATACTATTCACTACGTTAAAGACAAGGACATATCAGGAGCTTGGACTTGGTTCATGCACGCTATGATGCCAGCTCACAAAGGATTCTCAGACTTGGCGAGGAGTATAGCAGTTCATATAGGACAAGCTAAGCTCTGGACTAATCATCAGATGGAGATTGAGCGGGAGTTTATAGAGAAGAATGTTGCTAGTAAGCTTGACAAGAAGCAGAGAAGAGACGCTCAGACACTTGGCTTGGCAGTCGAACGTTACTCACGTATCAAGAGGAAAGAGTTCGCTGACCTCAAGATGTCTCAAGCTGATATAGATATACAGACGAAAGCAGCTGTTGCAGCATATATTGCTGGATATCAAGAGGCTGACCAGACTACGAAGGACGTCTACCAGTTTGCTAGAGATGAATTCTTCGAGAAGATGAGGAAGAAGTATATAGACCATATGATTAGACAGGCTCATTACCGCTTGTCTGCTAAGTATAAGCCAGTTATAGATGGTATAGAAGCTGGCATCCCAGCTTCACAGGTTCTACAGCAGCTTGGCATAACTAAGGCAGGTGAGATAAGGAAAGCTCTTGCTGAGTATAAGACTTACAAAGAAGATATCAACAGCATTAAGAACTGGGGTACAGAAGACTATTGGACTCACATGATGACTGGAGATATTATAGTTACAGAGAAGACAGGAAAGAGTCGTAGTAAGGTTGGCATGGTTATAGCAGCTGCTCCAGATATAGATCTTGCAATGGAGAGAGCTAAGAAGTATATAGAAGAGAAGACAGCGCGAGGAGAAACTGTAGGAGATATAAGCATAAGAGAAGGCTTCGCTTATCAAGGTGATATGAAGACTATGCTCTCTAAGAGGAAGTATATCTTAGTAGCTAGCAGGCTAGATAAGGCAGTTGAGAAGGCACTCAAGGGTGGAGGGCAGACTTCTGGAGTAGGAGATGAGGCTAGGAGGATTCTCAGGAAGAATCTTAGAGATATCGTAGGCATCAAGCCTTCACTGGTCTTTGCAGCTCCAACGATGGAGACCAGGAACCTGCTAATGGGCGAGGATGATATAGTCGATGCAATGAGTATGTATGCCTATGCTATGCACAAGAAGATGGCGTTCGACCCTGTTATAGCGGAGCTACAAACGGCACAGGATAAGTTAGGAGGTAATGAGTATAGTCATCTGGAAGCTGTACTAGATGACGCTAAAGGAAAGTATTACCTAGAGGATAGAATTCTAGATGCCACGATTAGCACTCTTACAGGTGGAGCAATAGACGCTCATAGAGCAGCTTCGAAGACGATAGACAGACTTAGGAATGCTACAGTAATGGCTAAGCTTGGCTACCGTCCAGTCGCTGGCTTGTTGAACGGAGCTGATGGATATAGTAGGATAGCAATGCAACTAGGCGTCAAGTATCTTGGTCGAGCACAGAAGCTCTTGTCTAGTAATACTGCCGAGAAGAAGTTGGTAGATAAGTATAGTTGGGCACTTGGTGCTCGAGCTTTTGAACAAGGAGGCACGATAGCTGGTGGTGTTCGAGTTGGCTCGCACGTATTGAAAGGTGGTAAGCAACTTATCACTCCGCTTGGTATGTTCAACCTTATGGAACTTCCAGCTCGTCGTGCTAATTTCTTGGCAGCTTATCTCTATAGTCAAGATATGAGTCCTGGACTCTCGGAGAGGGAACACGCCGACTTTGCAACGCTTAGTGTCTGGACTCTGCAAGGAGCTAACTTGGTGAGCATGATGCCAAGGCTTATGCGTTCTCCTACTGGTAGGCTCCTTACTTTGTTCCAGCCGTTCGTAGCTAGAACAGTTGAGTGGATGATTATGAACGCTAGTAGTCCTGCTTTCTGGGCTAAGTTCCTAGGTTATACAGCAGCCGTTGCAGGTCCTCGAGGTCTTATAGCTATGGCAAAGACACTTCCTCTTATAGCTTTCGCAGCTTCAGCCATGGGAGGTGGAGACTGGTGGGATAAGTTGGAAGAGTACCTACAGAGGAAGTGGGGAGGCTATGCTTCTGGAGTGCCAGGTGGAGTTGCTGGAGTTGATGTAGTAGGTCCTGCAACAATACAGCTTCCTAGTGTTGAGAAAGACCTTCTCTCTCCTCTAGGTCCAGTCGTCTCCAGCGTTCATGAGTTGTATAATATAGCTATGGCTTTCAATCCTGCGGAGACTGTGGCTAATAGACCACAGATAGCTAAGGCTCACTTGAAGAAAGCTGTTCCTGCTATTAGGAACATCTGGGATGTTATAGACTCCTTCTACGACCAAGATGGCTTCGTGTATAATGAGAAGGGAGATCCTATATACAACCTAGATTCGAAGTATGATAAGGCGTTGGTAGCCTTCGGTGCTAAGCCAGTATCGAAGAGCTATATGGAGACACTTAGTAGAATAGAGACGAAGGCACAGGAGCTTGAGAGAAAGTATGTATCGCAGATACTAAGTGAGTACTCTAATGAAGTAAGAAGGCTAACGAACGGCGACTATAAGAATATAAGAGAAGACGACCCTAGGATAGAGAGTGCTTGGAATCGGATGCAAGAGAAGATCGCTGATTATAGAATAAGTCCTGAGTCCTTAGAATCTGCAGCTAGTAGATTCGCTAAGAAACCAGGCGTGCGACTCTTGCTTAGAACGAGACAGACGAGGCAAGCTGAGACGTTAGAGAAGTTAGAAGAAGCTGGGCCTATGTTTGGTGTAGACTTTCTACAATAACTGTGGTGATAATTTCACCGAAGGGTGGATGTTAATGCCTAATAACCACGATGTAATAAACTACGAGCCTGGAGAGACCACTTGGAGTATTAAGATTGGAACTGTAGTCGCAATAGTCTTAGCTGTACTTAGTATAGCTATCGGTGGTATGGCTACATGGACAGGATATATTTCAAGTAAGGTTGCTTCGCATGGAGAGGAGATAGCAGTGTTGAAAGCGAATACAGCTAATATACTTTCTACAATGTCAAGAATTGAATCTATTACAGATGATATAAGAAAAGACCAGCAACGTAGAGAGAGACTAGAATCTCACTCTAAATAAAAACAAGGAGGTAGTAAGATGAAATATGTACGGATTGTTTTAGCTTTGGTTTTTGTATGCTGTATTGGTGTTACTATGGCTGTGGCTTCGCCCTTTATAATCTGCGACCCGCAGACAGGTGTGCAGTATTATAAGGTGACTGGTGCAGGGTGGGTTCCAGTGACTAATGTCACAGCACAGCCAGATGGTTCTATCAAGATGGATATAGCCGCGGCAACTGTGGGAACAAGTAACCTTAACTTTGTAGCGTGTAAGACAACTACTGAATGGGGCGAGGTGTGCAGTACGGCTACCCCTTTCTCCTTCACGCGACCCACAAGTCCAGCCGTCCCTCAAAACTTAAGGTTAGAGAAGTAAAGAGCTGGAAGTTGCAGAAGGTAAAGGAGAAGAAATGAAACTTTGGCTTGGTGTACTAGTTTTACTATTACTGTCGGGATGTGCTACTTCTAGGGTGGCTACCTCCATTGGTGAGGATGTTGGATATAGCTTTAGCAAAGCCGCAGCAAAAGGTGAGGTTGCAGCCGATGAATCTATTAAAGCGTGGCCTTATGTATCTGGGCTTATTAGGGGGACACTTGGAGAAGACTATGACCATAAAGTATCCCCGTCCATCCAAGCGATTGTTGATAACCTCGATGAGTTGGCACAGCAGGATACTTTATCGGAAGAAGACAAAGGCAGGGTGATTGGAAACTACGTTAGACTTGAGTACTTTGCTATTGCGGAGCTGTGGGATAGGTACGGAATTTCTATATGGAAAGCAGTCAAGACTTTCTTGGCGAGATAAAAGAGAGGGGACTGTTTAGGTCCCCTTTTCTTATATACTATCTATCGCTTGTACAGCATTCCATATACCCTCGTGATACATACAGAAGAGGCTTAGGATTACTAAGTACGGTTCAGCTCCTTGTCCGAACTCCTTTACCTTGCTTATATAGAGTAGTACATCTTCTGGAGTCTGCTTCTCTATCTCACAGAACTTTCTAACCTTTCTAATCCATACTTCCACTTCCTTATCACTTGTGTAGAAAGAACACTCAGTCTCATGAGATAGACGGCAGAGTATAGTGTGAAGCATCGTAGCAGCGTTCTTCTCTGCTATTGTTGGCTCTATTACTATATCCTCCTCTCCAATACGACCGCTTTCAACTAGTGATAATAGTACCGTCTCCAATTGCTCCTTGCTGCAATTCTTTAAGTCCATTGTCTGCCCTCCTTGTTGGTTTTAGTAATGTTCTACCACCTACGTAGCCTACCGTGATACTCTTCATATCGTGTAGTGTCTTTATGACTACGTCCATTGTATAGGTATCTGCATCGTAGTGATACTTTCTTAGAACCTCATCGAGGTAAATCTCACCACGCTCAGCTATCAGTTGTATTACTCTATTCGTCAGGTCGATTATCTTACTTCTTCCAACCCCAGCGAAGACGTTCTTCATTCTCGTTTCTTCTTCCTCTAGTATTCCTATCGCCCTTATAAGGTCTATATCATCAAGGACCATACTGCTTGAGCGAGAAGCACTCATTACCATACATAGCTTAAGGATATGTATAGCCCTTCGTTCGAAGTAACCACCGAAGCGTAGGTCATCGAATGGAGGATGTCCGTCGCTCATTGAGTACCACTTAGTCCATTCCTCTAAGAACCTACTAGTGTATGAGAACTCTCCGTGGAGCATACTGATACGCTCAGCGTCTCGGTATAGCTTCTCACCAATTTCTACTTCCTCTTTCGTAAGGAATGGTTGTACAACTGTCTTCCCTTTCCTAGCTGCATAGACCATTATCATCCTAGCGGTGAGACCACCGCCTATGGCATCCTGCGGAAGCGTTGTCTGCAGTAGGCTTGGCGTTGTAGCTCCTATCAAGTTAACCCATATACCTGTAATATCGTCAGTACCGCTGTGTTTAGTACGATAAGTCCACTTATCTCGGCAGTCGAACCAGTCGCATAGATCTGCCATTAGCTGCATATTGTTGTAGCCTAGGAAGACAGTTAGTTCCTGGGAGAAGATAGTCAGGCTAGCGTGAATGTAGATTTCTCCTCCCTCTCCGTAGTGAGTATCGCTTGTGTTCTTTAGTTCCCTTATCAGTGCTTCCCTTGTTATTGCTTCGGAAGCCATTCTTATACCCATCTTACTAAGTATATTGTAAGCAGGCCCCATTGCAGTACCTTTCCTACAACCACTAGGACCAACTAGTACTATATATAAATTAGGGAAGACAGTCATCATTCCCCACGGTAGACTACACTTCCGTCTCAGACAGGCTGATATCGTCGAGATCGCTGTCCAGAGTCTGAAGTTGTCCGACGGTTCTGTATTTCTCGTATATGTCATGTAGCTGTTGAGCCAGTCCTGTAGCTCCCGAGATTGCTTTGGCATATTAGACCTCTACCCTGCTCCATATTTTCCCTCTCTTTATTAGAGATATAGTTACTTTATCTACATTATATAATCTAGCTAATTTATTACCTATACCATATACATTCTTTCTATACTTAAGCATCCATTTTATTACTTTTACAGCTTCTGTATTTAATTTCTTATTATTATTGTATAATTCTTTATTCATAGCATCATGAACATTATCTATATGACTTCCTTGTCTAAGGTGTTTAGGATTTACACATAGTTTATTATCACAAGAATGTAATACTAATAGTTTATTATCTATATTTCCATGTTCTATTATATATGATATTCTATGTGCTCTCTCAACTTTTCCTTTATAATAAAAGGCTCCATAACCACGTTGTCTTCCACCTCTCCATATCCAGCAATCATCTGGTCCTTTAACCTCAACAAACTTCCAAAAGTTATCATTCATTATAGTTCCTCCTGTAAAACAATGTCATCTAAATCCTCTTCTAAATGTTTACTAGTAACTATTTTAAGTTTATTGTATATATTAAGTAATTCTTTAGTTGTTTCTTCTATTCCTTTAACTTTCACCTCCTCCATATCCTTCAAATTAAATCCTGCCTTACAATCAACTGGTATAACGAAGCTGCCATCTTTCCACGGAACTGGCGTCTCTAGACTCCTCTTTATCTTTATCAAAATCGTAGCCATCTCCTCGAAGCTATGCTTCGTGTAGTCTATCTGAAAGATTATACTGTCGTGGACTTGGTTAAGGAGTTCGACAGATGCAAAATCTTGTTGATTGTAGTATATATAGTTAATACCCTCTTCGTTTATCTTATCTGCAATAACGCTCTG